GCCGACACAAGCCGTGTTCGCGCACTCATGGGGCCCATAGGATCAGGAAAGTCAGTCAGTTGCTGCATGGAACTCTTGAAACTCGCAATGAATCAAGCGCCCAATTCACAGAACATACGGAAAACAAGATGGGTTGCAATCCGCAATACCTATTCTCAGCTAAAGTCAACTACTATTAAAACATGGCAAGAATGGATACCGGAAGATATTTGCCCTATAGTTTACGATTCTCCAATTCGCGGAAAAATGCTTCAAGCATTGCCGGATGGAACTATCTTAGACATGGAAATATATTTTCTCGCGCTCGATAAGCCAAAAGATGTAAAAAAGCTTCTTTCTCTTGAAGTTACTGGCGCGTGGGTAAATGAAGCTAGAGAACTGCCAAAAAGTATCATAGATGCACTGGATGGAAGAATTGGACGCTATCCCCCAGAAAAGGATGGAGGACATTCATGGTGTGGTATAATCATGGATACGAACCCCCCGGATGACGATCACTGGTGGTATAAGGCATTCGAAGAGAAATGTCCTGCGGGGTGGAAATTATTTAAGCAGCCGCCCGCAATGTTGAAGCTTGCCAACGGTACATATATCGGGAATCCCAAAGCCGAGAATGTAAACCATCACAAAGATGGTTATGGATATTGGCTTAACCAGGTTCCAAATAAAGCTGACGAATGGATAAAAGTTTATCTTGAAGGAATATACGGCAGCACTTCGGATGGTCGCCCGGTCTTTCCGGAATATAAGGATTCTTTCCATTGCGCAAAAGAGAAGCTCTTGCCATATCCCGGAATACCTCTTATTCTTGGATGGGACTTCGGGCTTACTCCATCTTGCATTATCATGCAGCTTTCACCGAAAGGGCAGCTTCGCGTGTTGGATGAACTCGTCTCCGAAAACATGGGAATACAGCAATTCGCAAGAGATGTAGTAAAGCCTTTTCTTTTCAATAATTATTCAGGAATGACGGTAAAGAGCTGGGGGGATCCTGCTGGAACACAACGGGCACAAACAGACGAAAAAACGTGTATTGACATGCTTGGAGCCTGTGGAATTCCTACGTCTCCGGCCTATACAAACGTTTTTACGGCGCGGCGTGAAGTGGTAGCCGGATACCTTACGAAAATTACGGACGGCGAACCGGGATTTTTGCTTTCACCAACATGTAAAGTGCTGAGAAAAGCATTTCTTGGAGGCTATATGTATGAAAGAGTACAGGTTTCAGGCGAAGAGCGCTTTAAAGATCAGCCTTGTAAAAATCGCTTTTCCCATCCATCCGACGGGCTTCAATATGGAGCATTGGGGGCGACTCCATCTGTTTCTATGGGGAGTGGACAAGTGAAGCGGGTAGTAAATCCTTACGGAGTCGCTAAGCCCGCTTCTATGTGGGCGTGATTCTTACCTCATTGCCAGCCAGGCGGAAATTACAATGTCATCCGATGTTCCAGTTTCGGTAGCCAGAAATCTTATATGCCGTCCAAGCTCAGGAGCAAAGCCGTCTATTGCCTTGCCGGTCGTTCCTGATGTTTTGGTGAAGCTGGTAAATATTGCCGATGCTCCTTCTGGTGTGTAGAAATTCGTTCCATTATTTGATACTTGATACTCTACTTTTGCCGTACCGTCTCCGGTAACTTCAATTTGCAAAGAGAAATCCCCGTCCGGCTTGAACGTGTTCAAGTCAATTTCTACACTTGTTTCTGCCGTGTTTTTTACGACTGTCTTTGCATTGAACACCTGTACTACGTTTACTTCTTTCATCTCTTCATCCTTTTTTGTTGGTTGTTAATATCTTGGCCGATAGCCTGATAAATCTTCAATTTTGCGTTCTTTCTGGTCTTCGATTCCTCTTGTGCGCTCTCGCTTTTCTGGAACATTCATTTTCTTTTCAACGGAACGGAGCGAACTTCTTGTAATCAATGGAACATTGTCAAGTCCCCGGCTTATAACCCGGTCATTATATGCCTTTATTTCGGCAAGCACACCGTCTAGGTTTGCTCCGTCTTTTGATAGTACAATGCGAAACTTGTCATAAAGATCGCTTCTCATTTCGCTATATTTTGCTTCAATCTGTTTTTCACTCCATTGCGTTTCTCTTTTTTCTGATATTCCAGCAGGGTTGAATCCAAGGGAACGAATTGCAGTGTCAAACCCGCCGGGTTTTAGTTGCTGGTTGCCCCAGAACACGGGTTTGCCTGTCTTTGTCGTAACGCCTTCTGTGCGCTCCCTGTAACTTTTGGCTATGGTTGCAATTGGACGCGGGGAAATATCTTCAATGCCACGCAGAATATTACCTCGCGCTATGTTTTGGATGCCGCCTGTGAGTTGTTTTACAAACGACAACGGAACGCCTCCGAGGTCTTCCATTGTTGGAGTTTCAAAAGAACCTGCCGCCATTGAACCCTTGAGGTTTATTCCAAGCAATCCCCCGGCAAGCCCCGTTCTGGCAAATCGCCCTGCGGTCATTCCGAACTTTTCTTCGAGCCACTGGTATAACGCTTCTTCCGGATCATCCGGGCCGCCCAGTCCTGAAATTATACCTGCCAGTATTGGTTTTAGTATTGGGGACAACGCGTTTGCTTCTACTCCGGCTATTATGGCTGGTGCAACCATCATCCAAAGAACGTCTTTTTTGTGCCCGGTCGCTCCAAGTTCCCACATAAGCTGATAATAGTTGTGCATGTAGTTTTTATACATGTACATCGATTTTCCGATATGTGCCGCCAGGGATGGGCCTCGCGCCCACGCTGGAAGATTTATCTTGCCATAAACTCCATGAGCCTTGTCGGAAATTTCCTTTGCTTTCAAGAGCATAGCTTCTCTTTGAACTTCGGAAAGTTCGCCCTTGTGTTGTTTTGCCATTCCATTAAAAGCGGCTGCAATGGTTGAAGCACGATTGATTTGTTCTGTTGTACTGAATACAATCAATCCGTATTTAACTACCGCATTCCATTCTTTACTGCCGTGAGTCGCTGAAATTTCTGTCAAGTCCTGATTTTGAAGATCAGCGTCCCAACCGCGCTTTGTAATATCGTCAAAAAGTCTTTTCTGTTCTGAAGAGAGTGTAATTTCACGCCCTAGCTTTTTCTGTGATACGTATTTAACATAGCGGGACGCTCCCATAGAGAGCAATCCGGGTATTTCCGATGCCGGAACCCCGCCTATGCCATGTATTGCGGCAGGGACGCTTGTAGCGAGGGATGTGAGGTTTATTATGCCAGACGAAAAGCCGGACAGATATTTCAATGCCGCCGCAGATTTTATAAACCCGAAAGCACGGTCTAGTTTTTCATCATTCCGTAGCATGTCGTTCATAAACGCCCTTGCTTCCCTGTAGGCTATGGGTTGTTTTGATGAATCAATTGATCGTTTTTTTACCTCGTCCTCAAAAGATTGCCAAAGTTTGGACATGGCATCATAGTACTCTTTGCTCCCAACCTTTAATCCGGCTGGAAGATTTTCGTTCTTGTAGGCATTCCATTTCAGATCGTGTCCCGTGAATGCCTCTATCATTTTTTTGGCCATTATTCGTTTTGCTGTTCCGCCAGCAATGGACGTACCCGATAATGTAACGGCCTTGATAATATCTTCCTCAAAGCCGAGATACACGTCTTTACCTGTTCGGTTGTCGCGCTTTATTTTGTGAGAACGCGAACCATGGCTATGGATAATAACTGCCATTTGCTCCGCCAATGCTTGTCCAATGGCCTCAGTTTGCACGATAACCGCGCCCTCGTTGTGAGCAATAGCGCTCAAGATTATTTTCTCGAATTCCTCGTCAATGTTTTTGAAATGCCACGCCTCTTCGTAAAACTGACCGCCAAAGCTCTTCAATAATTCACTTTGCGACTTGGCTTTTTCGCCACTGATAGTGAAATGCTTTTCGGTTTTTCCACTCTTGAGAGGATAGTCTATCCATCTGCCCTCAAGCCCAAACCTGCCGAAGGTAAGATTTTCATTTTTCTTCATTCGTTCAAGAGCGTTGTTGATAAGGTCATTCATTGCGAGAATATCATTGCCTCCGAAAGCGTCTTCCGATGGAGTGTTGCTTTGTGTGAGCTCTACGGTATACCCTTCTTTTCGTAGCGTTGCGGCGCGTGCCGCCCTGTGTCCTTTATTGTCAAATGTCTCAAGCCTGGGATTTTCACCTTCTTTATGAGCCCATAATAACTCCCTTCCGCCCAGCCGCATCCTCGGCATATAATACCCCCTGCGGTCTCCCATCTGCTTCATTACCTCGCGAATATCCACACCGTCAACCTCGGGCATTTTTCCACCA